TGGAAGCGGTAATCAAGCCACTTCGCGAGCAGTTCGGATTCACACCACGCGCACGGCAAAGTATCCACGTGAAAAAGAAAGAGGTCAAAAAGGAAGACCCGATACTGGCAATACTCACAAAGCCAAAGAAAGCCGTGTAAATGTTAGAGGGATACAACCGATACATCAAGACAGTACAGGCCGGAATAGTGCCTGTTTGTGACTATGTGAAGAACGCAGTTGCCAGGCAGTTAAATGACCTGAAGCGACAAGGCGCGCCCGACTTCCCGTATCATTTTGATGAACAGGAAGCGGAGCGCTGGATTTCCTTTATTTCCATACTTCGCCACACTTCAGGCGAATGGAAAGGACAGTTTTTTAACATACAGGACTTTCAGGCTTTCCGGTGGGCTGTACTTTTTGGATGGCAGCGTAATGATGGCAAAGGACGCAGGTTCAGGCGTGCCTTTGTGGAGGTGGCCCGAAAGCAGGGAAAGACGGAAGAGGCAGCCGCTATCATGCTCGGTGGCCTGCTGATAGATGGCGAACAGACAGCACAGATTTACAGCGCTGCAACAACCAGGCATCAGGCAAAGATCGTGTACAATGCCGCAAAGATGATGGGGCGGGAACTGAAGCAGGACAGCGAAACAATACGCGACCTGTTAAAGGTTATGCAACACAGGGTAATATTTGAGCAAAATGACAGCTTCATGGAAGCCTTGAGTGCGGAGGCCGGAACGCTTGATGGACTTAGCCCGCACGTAGCGGTAATTGACGAGTTCCACGCACACCCGACTAATGAAGTTTTGAAGGTTATTGAGACGGGCATGGGTGCGCGCACACAGCCACTAACGTACATCATCACCACAGCCGGATTCAATTTTGAAAGCCCCTGGTATCACATGAGGCAGAACTGCATTGACATCCTGCGGGGGCTGAAGCACGATGATACATTCTTTGGAATTATTTACACGCTGGATGATGGTGATGACTGGAACGACAAAACATCATGGGTAAAAGCAAACCCACAGATCGGAACTACTCCCACATGGGAGTTCATGGAATCCGAATACACCAAAGCTGTAAACGAGGGCGGTAGATCGGAGGTAGAGTTCAAAACAAAGAACCTGAATCTGCCTGTGGGTGTTTCTGAAGTTTGGATACCCGATGAGCTTTGGCAGGCGTGCCCAAATAAGATTAACCACGCCGAACTGCAGGGCCGCGAATGTTACGCAGGCATTGACTTTGCGGCTGTGTCTGACTTTACAGCACTTGTTGTCCTCTTCCCGCCTGTTTCGGATGATGACCCGTATGTAATCATCCCACACTTTTGGATTCCTGAAGAGGTGCTGAAGATCAGATCACGCGATTTGCCGGACATTGTGCGGTGGCAAAAGGACGGACTTGTAACGGTAACGCCCGGAAACGTGACGGATTACGACTACCTGACAGCCGAAGTGCACCGCCTGCGGAGTCTGTACGACATCCGGTCAATAGGCTACGACCCACACAACGCGTGGCAGACAATATCAAAGCTGGAGGCAGACGGGCTGCCTATGGATAAATTTAGTCAGGGAATTATGAATATGTCACCACCGAGCAAGGAATTTGAACGGATTGTCCGCAATGCGCGTTTGAATCACGGAGGCAATCCGGTGCTTCGCTGGATGCTGCAAAACTGTGTGCCGTATTATGATTTTAACGAAAACTTGAAGATCAGGAAGATGAAGGAAACACGCGGAGCAAAGATTGACGGGATTGTCGCTGCCATAATTGCACTCGGTGAATACCTGAAGAATCCACAACCGGAAGTTTACAGCCAAACAGGTTTGTTTTATGTATGATGAACTAAGAGATTTCAGGCGTGAAAACTTTGAGGAGTTTTTACAATTGTTTCATACCTTGCATGAAGTTTCAGCGACTTATCAAGAAACGTATGAGGTGGCTGAACTGGAGTTTGCGAAAAAACATGGCATGAGAATCTTTAAAAACTTCATGCACTTCCACAACTACAAAGCCAGGTACAACAAGCGAAAGAGTAAGCCCAAAAAATAGAGATCGTTTCATGTTATTTTGGTTCCGGCCCACTTGATTAATCAGGTGGGCTTTTTATTTTCATCATGTTTTTTATTTGCCCGCTTGCATATCCGATACCTTTGTATTGCAATGGGTATTATCTCACAGATACGCGGCATATTTCAAAGCGAACAACGCAACAGCCTATCGCATCCAGCAGAATGGATGTACACATGGATGGGCGGCAAACCTACCCGTTCAGGCGTAAATGTGAACGGAGAAACAGCCCTGACACACGCGGGCGTATTCGCGTGCGCAAAGATTCTATCCGAATCAGTCGCATCGCTTCCTGTAGCGCTTTACATAGATACGGGTGAAGTTGTTAATGAACTGTCAAACGACACACGCACGCGACTGATAGGCGCGGAGCCTTCAGAGTTGTACACGTCATTTGACTTTCGATCAACTGCCATGCTGCACCTTGCGCTTCATGGCAACTTCTATGCTGACATCATCCGCGATGGCAACCGCCGCCCGGTCGAACTCCGCATTATCGAAAACCCTAATTGGGTAAAACCTGAACTTGATCCTGAAGGCCGCCTTTGGTATCGCATATTTGACCAACGCAGCACGGCAGGTGGTTATGTAGAGCGCACTCTTCCAGTTCGCGCACGTGACATTATTCACGTCAAGGGCATCAGCAGCAACGGCATTGAGGGTAAATCCCCTATTACCCTGTTTCGGGAGAATGTAGGACTTGGTATAGCCACCACGCAGACACAGGGCAGCCTGTGGAAGAATGGCACTTTGATAAATGGCTACCTGAAACACCCTGGCAGACTTGCACCGGATCAGGCGCAGAATCTGCGTGACAGTTGGCAGAGCAGATACACAGGCCGCGACAATGCAGGAAAAACGCCTGTACTTGAGGCGGGCATGGAGTTCGTGCCATTGACGCTGAAGCCCGCAGATGCCATGTTCATTGAAACAGCAAAGTTATCCCTGCACGATGTTTGCAGGATATACCGGATACCGCCTCACATGGTCGGTGACCTTGAGCGTTCCACAAATAACAACATCGAACACCAAAGCCTTGAGTTTGTGCGTGACACACTCCGGCCTTGGCTTAAGAATTGGGAGCAGGAACTTAACAGGAAGCTACTGTTTGAATCAGAAAAAAACAGAATGTTCTTTCGCTTCAATGTGGATGCACTTCTGCGCGGTGACACTAAATCACGATCTGAATACTTCGCCCGTGCGCTCGGTTCCGTTTCAACTCCGGGCTGGATGACACCTAACGAAGTGCGGAGGCTGGAGAATATGAATCCGGTGACATCCGGCGACACCGTGTACAACCCTACTTTGAATAACGAACAGCCGGACGTAGTGCAGGCTGACAACATACAAGACAATGGACAACAGCAAGCAAGCGCTACAGCCTGAAATACGCTCCTTTACTGAAGGCGTGGAAATCCGGATGACGGAGGACGGAAAACCGTCTGTTTTTGGATATGCGCTGAAGTGGGGTAAATCATACGACATGGGATACTTCACCGAAGAGATACAGCGCTCTGCACTTTCGGAGGCTGATATGTCGGACGTGCGCATCCTGTTTAACCATGACCCAAATCTGATTATCGGTCGCACGAAGTCAGGCACAGCCACAGTTGGCACGGATGAAACGGGAATGTGGTACAGGGCATCCATACCGGACAGCCCAACCGGACAGAATCTCACTGAAGCGCTCAAGCGCGGTGACATAGATCAAAGTTCTTGGTCATTCCAAATCGCACGCAATGAAGCGGGTATGTCGGTCGGCGATGAATGGAGAATGAAAGACGGCAAAGAGCATCGGGTAATTACCAAAGTAAAGCGCGTGTTCGATGCTTCGCCCGTTACCTATCCTGCCAATCCGGATACATCAGTTGCGATGCGGTCGCTGGAGATGGCAAAGCGCAACGGCGAAGGCTATGAAGAGATGCCGCCAAAGGCACAGGCTATTGAGGCAATCACAGGCACAATTGAATGCCTGAATGAATCGGTGGCCGAACTCAAA